GCAAACCTATTCACCGATGCGCTGCGTGTGCAGTTAGTTGCTAAAGGTATTATACGTCCAGAAGAATGGGATGATATGCGTCAATATGTACGCTATGATTTCCAAAAGGACAATTACTTTAGCGAATTAAAAGATAACGAAATTCTTCTACAACGCATTCAGATGCTGCAACAGATGGATCCTTACATTGGTAAGTACTACTCTCAAGCATGGATCACTAAAAATGTTCTGCGTATTCCTGAAGAAGAACAGAAAGAAATTGATAAAGAAATCCAAGCAGAAAAGCCTATGCAAATAGATTATTCTGATCACATGGGTACTATGGATGGAACTAGACAAGCAGCTATGCAAGATCAACTTCCAGAGCCGCAAAATGATAACACAGGAGCTAAACAATGAGCGTACATGATTTAATTTCAGCAATCTCTAAAGGTAATGCTTTAGACACTGAGCAGTCTTTCAAGACTGTAATGGCAGACAAGATTTCTGCTAAACTTGAAGATATGAGAGTTAGTGTTGCGGCAGGAATGTTCAATTCTGCTTCAGAAGATTCCACCAATGAAATTTCAAACGAAGAGTAATGTATTACAAGCAGTTCATTAAGAGCGTATCTAGACCTAATGTCGTTGAAACGACTAGGTCTTATGGCAACATCATCAACGTATTAGTCAACGGTAAGATTGTTGTAAACTCTAATGACACTGAGTTCAAGTCTTTAGAAGAAGCAAGAAATTATATTAAAACTAAGAAGACACTAGAAAATATAGAACAAGAAGTGACCGACGAAATATACGAATCTATATCAGAAAATAAGATAGCTAAAATAATTAGAGAACATCACGACATTAAGGTCACGGATACCATAATTGAATCATACATTGAACTTGCTTCTTCTAATATATTTAATGTTGACCCAGTAGTATATGAGATACGTAAACTTAACGCAGTAGATCGTATCATCGAAAACAGAATACACTATAAATTAAATGACAACTCAATGGTTGTTATAAAAGAGTCTACTCAAGCTCGACTAAATAATTTGTTGGGTAACCAAAAAGAAATAGTAGAATACATGAGAGAATCAAAAGAGAATTTTCTCAATGTCATTCAGCAATTAGAGGAAGAACATGGCGTTAACTAAAACAATTATTAGAATGGCGGAAACAGAAACTGTTGTTAAAGTTTCTGGAAATGGCGGCACAGCAACTATTGATCTTCAAACTGACTTGCTGGATTCAAACCAAGCACTTGCTGGTGCTACACAAACAGTTACCATAACTGCAGTTCGTTGGGGTGGCGAGTTATCTAACGTTTTTCTGATTAATAGAAATTCACTTAGAATTTTAACATTACCAACTGATGCATCTGATACGATGTTATTTGATGGACAAGAAATGCCTCCAGAAAACGTTAACGCTACGCATGATATTGAAGTTTCTCAAGTGGGAACTGGTTACGTTGAGCTATATTTAAAGTTGCGCAAAGTTTCTGGTTATGCTCCAAAGATTGAAACCGCACAGTTCGGTTCCAAAGATGACGAAACTGTAGTAGGAAGCTAAAATGAAACTAATTAAAGAAGTAACAGAATCGGTCAGTTTTGTCGTTGAATCAAAAGACGGCAAAAAGAAAGACTATTACATTGAAGGTATTTTCCTTCAATCAGATATAAAAAACCGTAATGGACGCATGTACCCAGAGTCTGTTATGGATAACGAAGTTACTCGCTATATCAAAGAGTCTGTTAAATTAAACAGAGCATATGGCGAACTAGGACACCCAGATAGTCCATCTATTAATTTAGATAGAGTATCCCACATGATTGTTGACCTACGTAAAGAAGGTACCAATTATGTTGGCAAAGCAAAAATCATGGAAACACCTATGGGTAATATCGCAAGAGGGCTTCTTGATGGAGGGGCTAATCTCGGCGTTTCAAGTAGAGCCTTAGGCTCTCTGAAGTTAAACAGAGAAGGTGTTCAAATTGTTCAAGACGATTTTATGCTGTCAACTGCAGCAGACATCGTTGCTGACCCATCTGCTCCTGATGCTTTCGTAAGAGGCATTATGGAAAGTTGCGAGTGGGCATTTGTTGATGGAAAGTACGTGCAAAGAGATATAGAAGAACAACAACGTGAAATACGTAGAACTTCTTCTAAAAATTTACAGGAAGCAAAGTTACGTGCTTTCCAGAATTTCCTGAGTAAAATCAGATAAATAATAAATAATACAGAACTAATCCAGTTAAGGAGATACAACGATGTCAATCGAGCAAAAAATCGCTGAACTTCTAGCGGAATCCAAAAAAGCTAAATTAGCTGAACAAGCTAATGAGCAATTGGTTTCTGAAGAAGAAGTCATTCAAGAAGAAGAATTCGAAGAAGAAGCTGTCAAGCCAGCGCCAACAACACCGAATCCAGACAATGCCCGCAACAACGTGGACAATGAGAAGGAAGCAGAGGGTGGCACTTCTAAGAAGCCAAACAAAGTTACTGCTAACGCATCTGCTCCAGAAGCAGCTGGCAGAATGAAAGAAGATATTGATGCACTTATGAATGGTGAAGAGCAATTGTCTGAAGAATTCAGAACAAAAGCTGCTACCATTTTTGAAGCTGCTGTAATGAGTCGTGTCAACTCTGAAGTTGCACGCTTAGAAGAAGAATTCGAAGCCAAGCTAGAAGAAGCTGCGGCACAGAATATTGAGGGTCTAGTTGAACAAGTTGATGGATATCTCAACTACGTAGTTGAGCAGTGGATG